CACATCATTTTTTACTGACAGTTCTTGAATACCTTTAATAAGAACCGCTGTTAATTTTTCATAATTTACACCAACTGGTATTAACTCAACATCTTCTTTGTTTTCCGTAATTAATTTTTTTTGTCCAATAGGAACAAACTCTGGAAGAATATCTACAACTTCATCTGCAATTAAACCAATTTCATTTCGTTGATCATCTTTTCTAAAATATTTTCTAGGTTGTAATTTCAAAATTTCATTTAAACCATAAGGTGAATTTTGTATGTTTTCTTTAACTAATCTAGAGGAGGTGTCATAAGTTACTCTACCCGTTGATAGGTGGTCATATTTAAGTGTTGATGAACCTGCACCACTACCTAAATCAAATAAATAAATAGAACCACTAACATTTAATTTACCAAGATCATTTGTTGTTGTGTTAATCATTACAGAACCACCAGATGATATACGCATACGTTCTGCTGAATCATTATCGTTAAATACTAATGCATTAGCACTATCGTTATGTTGAATACGAAAGTATTGAGATGCATTTCCAAGACGAATAGAAGAATTTGTTGCTCTTATATCTAAAGGTGCGTCAGGAGAAGTTGTACCTATTCCGACTTGACCACTACTATCTATCCTCATAGCTTCTGCACCACCTTCTGTGAAAGCTATTGTGTCGGCAGTTGGTGAAAAAATTCCAGTATTAACATCTCCTGTAAAAGTCATAGATGGTAAAAGTGCTGTACCAAGAGGATGAACAGTCTGAGCATCACTATTAATTCTAAGTGCTTCTGTACCACCTTCTGCAAATCCTATTGTATCGGCTGCCGGTCTAAATATTCCTGTGTTAGTATCATTTGCAAAATTTAATGAAGGAGCTGCTGCTGTTCCATCTGCAAGTTGTAAATTAATATTTGCAGGAGGCACAACTGTTTGCACAGCTCTACCAATGAAGACTGCATACATTGTATCCGTTGCTAAAGTTGCTGATGTTAATGTTAAAGTAGTTCCAGTTGCTGAATATGCAAACGATGCACCTGGTCTTTGAGAAACTGAATAATCTAAAGTGTAAACTGTTGTTCCAGCTGTAACGGTAAAATTTTGTACGGCGAAACTTATGTAATCTAATGCAGGAGTGTTTCCAATATATGGCATATAGATTCTCCTATGAGCTTATATCATCTACTGTCGAAACCCAAACGTCTAAAGATGCTGCAGTATCGGATACTATTTTTAAAGCATCACCATTTTGCATTACAAATTTTGCGCCGCCATCTAAAACTTGAAGAGCGGATCCTGGGACGATAGGAGCACTTTTAACTAAATAAATATCGTTTGTTCCATCATTAATATAAACATCTGCATTAACAGTTGTAGATAAAATGTTTGAAAGAGAAATACCAATTACCGTATCATAACTGTTTGCTGTAAATGAAGTTACAGGAGTTATTCCAACGTTGTTGTTTGTAAATCTTCTAAAATTTTGTGCCATTATACTTCCTTATATTATAACGCTATCGCCATTGCAATAGAAAAACCAGCAGTTGCCACACTGGTAAATCCTAAATTAGCTGAGCCGTCTGTAGTTATAGCCTGTCCACTTGTACCATCAGTTGCTGGTAAAGTAAATAAGCTTATTGTTTTTAATAAAGAGTTAACATTTACTATATTTGTTCCATCTGAATAAACAAGTAATGCTCCTTTATTTGTTGTTGAAAATGTAGGTCCTGTGCCTGAAACTGTTTTAAATTGGACAGTAAAAGCACCTGTTGTTCCATTATAAATAGTATAAACTTTTTCAATACCATCTGGAATTGTTACAACTTGGTTTCCTGTAATAGTTCCTGTAAATTTTATAACTGCATTTCTTGCATTAGAAAGAGCAGCATCGGTCATTGCAAGAGCGGTTGTTTGAGCTCCACCTGCAATTGATACTTCTTGATAACCCGCAACAGCTTGTTGTAATAAATTTAAGTTTGTATTTGTTTTAGTTCCCCAGGTACCGGCATTTTCGCCTGTGACCATAAGTTCTAGTTTTAAATCTGTAGAATAAGTAGATGCCATATTTAAGTCCTTGTCGTTTTTAAATTATTTATGCGGCAGTGTCAATCTCTGTCCAATTTACAGAGGTTCCTGTATTCACACCTGAATAAGCCACTGTATCACCAGTATCAACTTCTGTCCATATACTAAATTTAACATTTCCAAGAGTAGCTGTTAATGCCTGACCTGTAACCCTTGCAATAGCATCAATTTGAACACTTGGAATACCTAAATTAATGTTTAATTCTTGACCTGTAACATTAACAACTACGCCAACTACTATATTTACACTACCTATTGCGCTAGTTAATTGTTGACCTACTAATACAACATCTGGACTTGGGTCTACTTGTCCTAATACAGAAGTTAATTGTTGACCTGTTAAATTTATATTAGCATCTCCAATAGCCGTTACTGAATTTAAAGTTGTAGTTAAATTTTGACCGGTAACTGGGACATCAGTAATAATTGTAACTGTTACTGAATTTAAAGCTGTAGTTAAATTTTGACCTGTTAAATTTACATTAGCATTTGCTAAAGGAGTAACTGAATTTAAAGCTGTAGTTAAATTTTGACCTGTTAAATTTACATTAGCATTTGCTAAAGGAGTAACTGAATTTAAAACTGTAGTTAAATTTTGACCGGTTAATGAAACATTTGCCGTTCCTAAAGCTGTAACAGAATTTAAAGCAGTTGTTAAACTTTGACCTGTTAATGAAACATTAGCATCTGCTAATACATTTACACTATTTATATTTGTAATTAATGGATTTTCAAATATTGGAACTTGAACAGATCCACCTGCAGAAACTCCAACATTACTTTCAAGAGCATGGACTAATTCTTCACCAACTAACGCTACAATTATATTAGATGTTACTGCTACAGTGACACTATTTAAAGAAGATGTAAGTTGTTCTCCTGTGACTTCAATTGGAATATTTGAACCCCAGGCTCCTTCTCCCCAGGTTCCTCTACCCCAACCGTCAACTATAGCCATGGGCTAAACTCCTGTTAAGAAATTCTTATAATGGCTGCTGTAGATGTGAAAGCTGGAAATTGAATTGTAAATGTTCCTGATGTAGCTGTTTTATCAGTTACAAAGTTTAATACTGCAACTGCCGCATTTGAAAAAGAAGTATTATAAATTAATGCTCCTCTTGCAGTTATTGTTACACCTGTAAATGATAGATCAGCAAAATCTGTAAAAGCAACTGTAGATACAACTGATGTTCCAGAATTTACTAATTTTTTTCCTCCAGCAACATATGTCCCTGATGCAGCAACTTCACCTGTTGAAGTGTATGCAGTTGTTGAAGCACCTAGTGTTGCAGTTGATACATAAAGAGCTAATTTAAAAACATCTCCACCGCCGCCTGCAGTTGAAAAATCTTGATCACCATCCAATAGTTGTTTTTTAAAACTATTTGGTAACGCTTGTGTAATAGCCATACTTTTTTTCTCCTATTGTGGTTTTCGAACTATACGAGGCTCTCCATCAAGAAACTCATCTGTTCGTCTTCTTCCCATTTGTTCTAATGAGAATCCTTCGATAGCTTGCTTATACCTATTTTCATAATATTGCAACATATCTGCAGGACCTTTTAAAAATCCATATGCCTCAACTAGGCAAGCATATAATAAGCCATTGGGAAATTGTTGACTTAAATATGTAGTCGTATTTGTAGACGATAATCCAGTTGGTTTCAAGATATAATTTAATTGAATTGTATAAGCCTGATCTGGAATAGGTGCAAATTGTATAGTATTTTCGTTCCAATTTGCATAATATTTAGGAACTCCTGTAACTCCCGTTGAATTATATTCATCAATAAAACTCATATCTCTAACATCTAAAAAAGATCTAGTTCCTGCATTTATAACTTCTGCAGATCTAATTACTAAAAGATTAGCTGGTGTATTTAAATATTTTTGGCTTACTACAAAAGTAGAGGTATCATATTTTCTATTATTATCAGAATCTACATCTCTTAAAATTCTAAATTCTGCATCTTGAATGAATCCATTTATAATAGTTGAAGTTAATACATTGGAATCTACTTCTGTATAATCTCTAATTTTTGTAACTAATTCTGAATATGTCATATTAAGCCTGTAAAGTTACTGGACCTGCAGAACACTGAGCTCCACCTCCAGATATATTGCCAACCGTTGCTGTATCTGTACTTAAAAAATAAAAATAATTTAAAGTATCACTTACAATACCAGATGAATCTATTTTTCCAACTGTGATTGTAAATCCATTTGCATTTGAAATATCTGTCACACCATCAAATGATGGTACTGAATCAAATGAATCTTCTCTTGTTGGAGTTCCAATTGTATTAACTTCTGGTGGTCCTCTAAATCTAACAATGTTCCCTGTTTGTCTTCCATGATCTTGTGAAAATACATTTATATAAGTAGAACCTGCATATTTTGTAGTTGAAAAAGGATTAGGAGTAAGTGCTACAATTACCGGTGGTTCAATTCTATCAGGATGAGCATATCTTAAACCTTGTGGATCTGCAGTAGTTGGTTTTGGTTCTAATTGAGGTTGTTTAGCTTCATATTCAGAAATATGCACCCATGATCCATTCCATTCTTGAACCATTTCTTGATATGGAAATCTCTGACCAGATCGGTCAGAAATCATATATGAATATTTTCCTCTAGATAAATTAGACATTTGGATAATAAGTTTTTGGTGTTATAAATGAACTTGAAGAAGAGCCATCTTGTTCTAATGCTCTTTTTAATTCATCTTCGTATAATAATCTTAGCTCTTGTGTTCTTTGTGGAGCAAGTTTTAATGATACATAATAAGCAAGTCCTGCGCACATGCATGGAACAAATCTGTATGGAACATCTGTTGCATTGGTATAGGCTCCAACATCTTGAATTCTTTTTGCATAGTAATATTGAATTACATTATTCACCTGATCTGTTCCTGGTGTTAAATATAAAGTGATTGTAATTTTATCTATAAATCTTTGCACATAATATTGTGTAGGTTGACCTGTTGCAAATTTAGAAGATAGTCCGCTGTAGGCTGATCTATCTATTTTTGTAAGTGGAAAATCAACCACAGGAACTTGTTCTGTATTTCTATAAACCATTTCTAAAATATCATCTGGTCCATATGTTATAGAATTATAATCATATACAGCAGTATTATCTGCATGAATTGCAGCAGTCGTACCATTAGCTCCTCTGACACAACCTGTAATAGTCATAGATGCTGTATCAGTTCCTGTATAAGTAATTTGCTCAGATCCGATTAATAAAGTTCCAGTTGTTGGAAATTGCCAAACTGAATCTAATGTAATTGTTGTAGCAGATGCTGTAATTGCACCATCTAAATAACTAAATGTACCATCAGAAGTACCATCTCCAGATGATCTATAAATTGTATAAACACTTTGGCCATTAACCATGGAAATAGTATTACTTGCTACTTCCCAATAATGAAGACCTCTATTTGACCACTCTTGGAACATTATATTTAAAGATCTTCTTGTAGATTCTAAATCTTGTCCAGTTCTTGGAGCGGACATGCCAATTCTTTCGTAAGCCTCTTCTATAATTTTATCTATATAAAAGGTCTTTTCAAAAGTTGTAGTTCCAGAAGTAGTGTTAGCCATTTAGCTTCTCCTACGCTGTTAATCCAGGTCCAGAATATTTATCTGTTAGTAATGTAACTGCTCTAATATTAGTAAGAGTAGAAACATAAATACCTTTTGGAAAAGGAATTCCGTCTTCCGGAAAATTTAAATTAATAACATCACCACTTGGAACATCTGCTGTAAACAAATTTGCTCCTGCTTGACTTGTAGTTGTTAATTTTACAATTCCAACACCAGAACTATTTGATGCAATAATAATTCCTCTTAATCTTACTGGAGGAGCTACAATTGCAGTACTAGTGCTAGCACTAAATCTAGTCGCTTGTATATCACCTTTAAAACCCATTTTTTTCTCCTTTTAATTAAGGAGCTCCGAAGAGCTCCTTAAAAATTAATTTATTATGACGACTGTGATTCGCCTGGTTGAGCGTTATCTACAATTGTATATGTAAATACTCCTGTAACTGTTCCAGTTCCAGCAGTTGCTCCAACAGAAGCTGCTACAGTAGCGTTAGCTGGTATACCACCTGCTATTACTAATGCACCATCTGCACCTTTGATTGATCCTTTTGTAACCGAAGCTACTTCATTAAAGAAACCATCAACGTCAGCTGTTGTTCCAATATCCACAGTTGAACTTGCACCTGATGATGCTACGACTACTGTAAAAGAAATTGGTATAGCACCTTTTGGTAAAACAAAAGTACTTCCAGTTGTTGCTGAAGTACCAATTCTTACTGGTGTTAAACTAACTGCAGTTGCTGCAGCGTTAAATGAAATTACTTCAGATAATACTACTACACCTGGTGTCGTTACTGATTTGTCTTGTCCTCCATATGATCTTACGATCCCTTGGAATGATGTTGTTGCCATAAGTTTATTCTCCTAGTTATTCCAATATCGTCTCTAGGCCGTCGACTATACTCGTCGATATCAGAAAGTTAATGTATAGTTATTAAAATATATATGAATTTATTAAATAGCGCAAGGGATACCTACATCGAAAAACTACTTTTCGGATATAAATAGCTAGTTTTTAGCTAGCTACAGAAAACTCAGGAGCAGCCATTTCTACCTTAATTTGTCTATGAGCTATTTCAGCTTCAGACATTTTAATCTGGTTAATGATATCACGAATTTTTTCGTCTATCTTAACCATATCAAGAGTGTATTTACCCTCTTGAATGTAGTGTTGCTCCCAATCAAGTTCTAATGCTCTCTTCTTTGTGTAAAGAGCTTGAACTGATATCATCTACAACCTCCTCATAGGTTATCCAGCATTTATCTTTAGCAAAAGATCGCATGCTGTCTTTTAGTAATATACCTTTTTTTCCTATTTTGTCAAGGATAGCTCTCTCTATACTTTCTGCACTATCTTCAGCTTCAATGTTAAAATCAGCCATGTGACCATAAGCTCTAATTTTTACTTGAAACATTTTTGTCATAATTCGTTCTTTCTAACACATTAATGGGGTGAGATATACCCACCCCATTAAATAAAAAATGCTTATATATTAAGCACCTGGTGAGCCAAACAAACCTCTAGGGTCAGACCAGCCGAAGCTGTATCTTTCTCTAGCTTTGTATCTAACGTTACCTGTATCAAAATCACCTTCCATAGACGTTTTGATAGCTGCTCTTACGAACATCTTCATTCCGTTTGGAACATCAGTTTTGATAAAGAATGCATCAGAGTCTGTTAGGAAGTTGTTAACCACATAACCTTGTGGAATCATTCCTAAAGATTTGATTGCATTGATATCGTTATTAGCAGTACCAGTTCTACCAGCAGATGCCATTAATCTCTCAGCTGTGAATTGTAATTCACTTGGGATAATTAATTTAACACCTCTTGCAGCAATCTTTAAACCACGTTCATCAGTGAATGCATTGATATCAATCAATGATTGTTCTAATGAAGTTTCGTTTAAGTCAGCAGCAGTTGCTAATTCATTTCTAAATGAACCAGCAATAGTAGGGTGAGCTTGGTCTAATAAAGGTTGACCATCTCCACCTGGG